TTGCTGGCTTGAGGAAAATCTTGGCATACAAGATGTTTCTGTCAACAAGGTCTGGTGTTGTGGTTGTCTCGTCAAGAACAACGCGGAACTCGGTGAGACCCAATCTGGCCTGAACGGAACCCAAGAACTTATCTGCCTCTGTCTTGAAGCGAGTCCAAGTAGTCTTGACGTTCTGGTCGAAGAGGATACCGGCAGCAATTCTAGAAATTCTCTTCTTGAGGAAGATAAGCAGCCTACGAACATTGATTCTGTCTAGGGCACTTGGAGTTACCTGTAGTGTCTTCTGGCCGAAGATTACAATACCCTCTGACGGGAATGTAGCGATTGGGTTGATGTTGGCCTCATAGAGATCATCACGATCCTCTCTTCGCAGTCTCTCGACCGTTGAGAGGACGGGGAATCCACCAGCACCAGTGCTTAGGCCACCTCTTGTGAATCCTGCTGGAGCAAACCAAAGCTCAGAGCGAGCCTCAGAAGAAGCGAACGTTCCAATTGCAATAACAGAAGGCGGTACCCAGAGTGAGCCGTTAGAGATATCATCTCTGATTCGTACCCATGGATAGAATGTACAGCCATAGCTTGTATTAATTCTTCTCTGCTCAAGGCTAGATACAGTGGAAGAGACACTACCAACTCTACTCTGGAAATCAAGAGTGGACTCTGTAGTTGGGGTGTAGCCCTCCTCTATGTCGATGACTGCAAGGCAGTCAGAACGAGCCTCAGCCACCGAAAGAAGCTGATCCGTAATGATTGGCTGCGTGATACCCGGTGCTGCAATGATGTTTGCTTCCACAAACTCTGGGTCTGCAACAGTGTCGATGGCTCTTTTAACAGTATTGTAAGCATAGCTAGTCGCTTCTGTAGGGCTTGAGCCAATTGCTGTGTTGTTAAAAGGCTCTTGCTCGCCGATATCAACACCATCATGACCACCCCATAGAGGCATTGTAAACCTGCTGTAACCAGCGTCTAGAGAGGCTGTATGTGCCCCAGCAGCGCCATTTAAAGAAGTTTCAGCAGCAGCCGAACCTGACTCGTAAACTCCACCAGTCTTCACATCATCTAGTGTAAAGATGAAAGAATACTCAAACGATCCACCAGCAGTAAACGTAGAAGACGCACCGGGAGCAGGTCTAACATAGTCAGCATAGCCTGGATCGTGTCTAGTGCTAGTAGCAGTAGTTGTTGGCTGAATTCCAAAATAAGCCTTAGTAGGATCGGAAAGGCCCCCGTCAGAGGCGTTTGATCTAAGTGGGATAGATGGGAATATGAAAGAAGCAGTGAATTGAGCACCCATTCCAGCATGATGGAAGAAAGCAGTGTCATCCAAATCAGTTGGTCTTGCGTCTGCTGGCACTCTCGCATCCGAGCCTGTAGCAAATGTATCAACCTGTGAGCTGTTCGAACCTGAGTCGAATGTATCGACACTTCCAGAAAACACACTAAAGTCATGTGGCTTAGGAGGACCATAGAAGCCAAATGGCAGCAAGGAAGGGGCAGCCAAGCCATCTGCCACAATAGCGTTCATGACAACGTAAATGTATTTAGACTGGTTATCGAACTCGCCATACTGGCGAAGTCTTCTTTCTGTAGTATTCCACTGTACATACTTATCACCAATCTTCTTAGCAATGTAATCCTCGGAAGCAGGATTCAAGTTGCAGCCTGTGAACTGCTCAACAATTTCAGGTGCATTATCAGAATCACTTGCACGACGAATCTGAACAGTGAAGGTTCCGTAAGCGTCAATATCGTTTCTTGGAGCCTTAATATCAGCGATTGAAATCTTAAGGTTCTTTGAAGCCCACTCAGCGTGATTTAGGGCCACGAATTTGAATAGGTTCTGTGTATCTACCTGAGCATCAAAGCTTGTGTAGGTTGTAGAAGTATTCTGCGAGAACACAAATCCAGTCTCACCATCGTCAAATTCTCTTCTCTTGTAGGAAAAATTGTTAGCTGCTGTCTCATCCAGGCCAAGTGGGACAACAATTCCGTAAATGTCTCCAGATAGGCCAGGATCGTCAATGGCAAATCTCTCAAATGTCTCACCAAGCCAGTATTTGTTGGCTACGTTTCTAACATCGGCCTGTGTTGTGTGATCACCATCTCTACCATTTCCAAGTTGTGGGTTCGTGTTAAATACCTTTCTAATATACTTGGAAGAGTTTCTGTCAAAGTTGAAAGAAGAAGTGTAATGACTTATTCCATCGCTAATAACTGCTTTGAATAAAGAATCGTTTGTCTTCAATAGACCAAGGGTTCCCTTATCGTCTGCAGCTGCGATATTTGTTCCAGAAAGTTCTACCGTGGCTCCGTTAGTGTAGAAAACAGCTGCAAGACGACCATCACCAATATCAACATTCTTCATGTCAGTGGATGCAGAAGCGAACACAAACAGACCATAAGCTCCATCATTAGTCGCAGTGACAGTCGTAGGACCTGCATCGCCAGCCTGCCAGCCAGCTAGTCCCTTTCCTGTTGCGCTGCCGTCCTGTGCCCCAAGTAACCTAACATAATTAACAGGACCTACTCCAGCACGAAGGTAAGCCATGGCTGCGTAAGCGCCGTATGTTGGCCCTACGTAGTTGCCATCACGCCATACATCGTCACCACGTCCACCTGGGATCGGGTTACCGTAGAACTCAATAAACTCAGAAGGAGAGTTAATTCTGATTGGACGCATTGCAGGGCCGTAATCAGAACGACCAATGATGATTGGTCCAACATCCGGCAAGTCGTTCGGAAGCTGTGAGTTATCAACTTCGTTAATAAAAATGCCAGGGGATACGAATCTAAACTTTCTTTCAGCCATTTGGTAGAGTCTCCTAAATAGATATCTTTACGTAATAAATAGTATTTTAAAAGACGAAAGTCTGATTTTACTCTCTATAAAACAGGTGGATGCTCCTAGTGGAGTCAAACTCTGGGATATCGCCTACTATAACTCTTTCTCTGGGTATCTTAACTTCTACAGCGTTTTCTCGTACTGTGAGCTTTGGTCGTTCCCTATTCGGGCCTTCTCCGATAAGATAACCCAATATTTTAATTGTTATTGGCACCTCATACATACGTTCTTCTTCACCTAACGAAGCAACGTTGCTTGTCTGCCCAAAGTCTCCCTGTATGAAACCTTCAAAGCGATGACCCTCATGGTCAATAAAAAAGTTATTTATTTGTCCAGTGCTTGTGATAAATGGAGTTATGATTTCGTTTATTTGCTGTTGGTATTCTGTTCTTACCGTTACAGCGTAATCCACAACAACGTAAGTTGGAATAGGCATAGAAATTGTTTCATACACAACCTTGCCTGGGTTCTTTGATGGAAAGTTTTGCTGTCCTACCCCAACGTCTGCAGCACTCATAGAGCCCTCTAGTCTAGCCGTGTCTGCGTTTAAGAAGTTGGATGTTTTCTCCTGCTGTATCTTTCTAGCAACTACAAGCGCACCACCTTTAAAATCATTTGTCTCTGGTATATGAGACCAAGCAACCCCTTTCATGCTAGGGTCTTTCTTCATTGATTTTCTTTCTATAGTGAGCATAGGAAGTTTAAGGATACCCTTATCATCCCTCAGCCCCTTATCTCTCTTGATTTGCAGTGCTCTTTCTGCAGATACCCAGATGACAGGTACCTTCTTAAAGCCTTTATTTGTAGTTACTGATATGTTCAGTGTATCATTAATATAATTTAGGAAAGCCGTATCAATTGTTTCAATCGTGGAAGGCATAAAAGAAACTTCTTTTAGCTTTCCGTCGATTCCTTTTATGCCTGTATAACTATTATCATGTGGCATCGAATAGGCCCTCGCGTGCTCTTATACATTTAGCAGATATCTCTAGCTTGTGGTCAATCTGTCCATAGATTAGCTTTGGTTCAGAAAGCGTTACAATCTCATATAATGAGTTTCCATAAAGAACAAAGTCTCCCTCTCTTACAAAAAGATTTTGATCTTCTGTTAGTCTACGCTTATGAAAATGAATTGTAATTCCCTGTGTCTTGTCCAGGCCAATGTTTTTGGTATATTCTGTTTTAAGGCCGTCGTACTCAATGAGAGCTTTGACTGCAATCGGAGGTAAAAAAGTCTTTTGTATTGCCTCCCCGTATACAGGATGGTACTTGGTTCTCTCCACATCTAGAGGGTAGTAAGCAATTGTTTGGCCCACAACTCTTTCAATAATCTCGTCGTTAACTTGTTTAACGAGATCTCGCTCCTTCGCACCAGTAAAGAGCGGAGGAGGCGGAGCATCAGGTTGTGTCCATTTATTTGCCATTTAGTTATCCTACGAAGATTGGTGAAGGAACTTTCTGAGATATCTTTTCTGCTGCATCCATAAGCTCTGCATCAGTCTTCGCAATCTGTAGATAAGTTGTTTCATCTAGAATCTTCTTTAGCTCATCTACTAATGCTGTCTTCTCTGCTGCTGCTTGAGACAGAAGATCGCTAGAGTTTAGAGTTACATTGTCTCCAGGGATTGGAATGTTGCCACCGAACTTGCCACGAATTTGACCAAGCATTTCTTTACTAAGTGCTAGAGCAAAACGCCTAATCCAATGCTTTCCAATCGCGTTAATGTTAGAATATCCGATGTTATCAAACGGAAGAGAGTTTATATTGTTAATGCCATTGATTCCGGTGTCCGTGGTTCCGTCTTCTTCCCACGCATTTCTCTCAATTGTAAACTTAACAAAGAATCTGTCTGTGATTCTATTGTCCGGTGGTGGGTAAAGAGTAAGTTTATTGTTTATAATCTCATAGGAGTAGTGAGAAACTCTTGTGTAGATATGGTCCTCATACGCCATCGCCTGCATCTTATTCTGCCATGCAGGGATAATCT